AAATTGATGCTGAAAAGATTCCAAAGCCCGTACATCCTATAACAGATAGATTTTTCTTCCAAGGATTATTAGAAGATGATGTAAGAGGGGTTACTACTACATCTAGTAGACGTAATAATCCTAATGCAGTATTTGGTATTAGTACTCCAGGTCCTTTAGACTACGGTCCAAACGGTAAACGCATGAGGCGTGGTACAAAAGAAAATCTAAGTGTTGAAATTCCTGTTACAAGATTAGGCGGAACACAGTTTGTCATGGACGATGGTGATGATCGTTACATTAGAAAATCTTCACCACAAGACGGACCAGTAGAATATGTTGAAGCAACAGATGCAAATCCTAACGTAGGATTACTTGACTTGCCATATAATGAGTACACAAGACTTAGAACAAGAACAGGCCATCAACTTCTTTTACATAATTCAGAAGATTTAATTTACATAGGTAATGCAAAAGGAACTTCATGGGTTGAGTTAACATCTAATGGTAAAGTAGATGTGTTTGCGAACGACAGTGTAAGTGTTCACTCAATGAATGATATTAATATTAAAGCAGATAGAGATATCAACATGGAAGCTGGTCGTAACGTAAACATCAAAGCAACCGCTGAATATCAAGCACCTGACAGTTTACATCAAGATGCAAAAATTGAAGATGCTCTTAAACAAGAAAATGGTAGAGTACAAATAGAGAGTGCATTTAACACTAATATATTAATTGGTGCTAACGGAAAAATTGAAACAAGAATGTATACAAATGCAGAAGATCTTCCTCTTTCTGGAGATTTAGATATTTCAGTTGCTGGCAACCACAGACACTTCGTTGGCGGAACTACTGATATTCAAACAATTGGTGATAGATCAGATACACAAGCAAACTGGGATATTAATACAGGCGGTTACAATTACTTAACATCAGGCGCAAATACAGAAGTTGCATCAGGCGGAGACATTATTATGTCAGCAAGTCCTAACATACACTTTAACGGTCCAGCTGCAACAGGAGCAGCACAAGCTGACACAGCATTAACAATTACAGATTTAATTAAATACGATAACCCATTAGTAAACCCATTAAAAGACTGGGCTACTACAAAATGGCAAGACGGAACAATAACATCTATCATGAGGCGTGTTCCTATGCATGAGCCGTGGTTACTGCATGAAAACCAAGCACCTCAGTTTGTTACAGCACTAGCAACAGATAGAGAGGAGAAACAAGATGGCTAAGTTATACAATCAAAAAACTGTATCAGCAAACCAAGCATCAGTAGGGCAGGTAGGCGCAAAAAGTTATGCGTATAAAGGATTTAGTTCAGCAAATGCAGTTGATAACTTCAAGCTCTATGATATAGATTTAGTAAAACAAGATATTATCAATCACTTTTATATTAGAAAAGGTGAAAAATTAGAAAATCCAAACTTCGGAACTATTATTTGGGACATGATATTTGAGCAATTTACACCACAAGTTAAAGAAATGATTGCTAAAGATGTACAAGATATTATCAATTATGACCCAAGAATACAGGTAAATGCTGTAGGAGTAGACAGTACCGAACAAGGAATTAGAATCGAAGCCGATGTAACATATATACCGTTCAATGTTAGCGAGAGAATGAAGTTTAATTTCGACAGAGATAACTCCGTTATAAACTGATCATATTATATACATGGGTAAATACAGTATAGGAACCAATAATGAGCACAACGTCAAGACAAAATAATTTATTACTTAACGAAGACTGGACACGTATATACCAGACTTTCGCTAATGCTGATTTCAAATCTTATGATTTTGAGAATCTAAGACGTGTGATCATCACCTATCTAAGAGAAAACTATCCAGAAGATTTTAACGATTATATTGAAAGCTCAGAGTACCTTGCACTAATTGATGCTATTGCTTTTCTAGGACAAAGTTTATCCTTCCGTATTGATTTAGCAAGTAGAGAAAACTTTATTGAACTTGCTGAGCGTAAAGAAAGTGTACTACGTATTGCTAAAATGCTTAGTTACAATGCAAAGCGTAACATGCCAGCAAAAGGCTTACTTAAATTTACATCAGTTTCAACTACAGAACAGTTACTTGACAGTAATGGACGTAACCTAGCAAGTCAAACAATTAAATGGAACGATCCAACTAATACAAACTGGGCAGAACAGTTTGTTTTGCTTCTTGATGCTGCTATGTCTGATAACACAAAGTTTGGTAGAAGCCAAGGAACAGATGTTATTCAAAGCATTCCAACAGAACAATATAGATTTAGAACTGCTAGTACTGATGTGCCAATGTTTACTTTTTCAAAAACTGTTGCAGGTAGACAAATGGTGTTTGAAATTTTAAGTACAACATTCAAAGGTGCAGAAGAGATTTACGAGGAAGCACCTACACCTGGTAACCAACTAGGATTTCTTTACAGACAGGACAACAAAGGTCCAGCAAGTCCTAATACAGGATTTTTTATGCACTTCAAACAAGGTTCTTTGGAGTTAGCAGACTTTACAATTGATGCGCCATCAACAAATGAAAAAGTTGCAGTTGATGCAAAAGGAATTAACAACGATGACGTTTGGTTGTTTGAATTACTTGCAAACGGAAGCCAAGCTCAAGAGTGGACAAAAGTATCAAGCCTTACAGGAAACAATATTGCTTATAATAGCTTGACTGGAGATATCAGAAATATTTACGGTGTAGAAACTAAACAAACCGATATGATTGATTTAACTTTTGCTGACGGTGTGTATGGTAACTTACCTAAAGGTTCTTTTAGAACTTATTATAGAATTAGTAATGGATTAAGTTATACGATTTCACCTAGTGAAATGAAAAACGTTAATATCTCAGTTGAGTATATTAACCAAGCAGGCATTGCACATACATTAACAATTGGAATGGCGTTACAGTCAACTGTTGCAACAGCAACTCCTACAGAGTCAGTTGCATCTATTAAAAAGAATGCACCTGCAAATTATTACACACAAAATAGAATGATTACTGGTGAAGATTATAATCTTGCACCTCTATCAACATCACAAAACATTTTAAAAGTAAAAGCATCAAATAGAACATCAAGTGGTTTATCACGTAACTTTGATCTTATTGATGCAAGTGGAAAATATAGTTCTGTTAATGTATTTGGTACAGACGGTTATATGTATAAAGAAGAAGATGAAAAGTCACTTGCTTTTAAATTTACAAACAGATCAGACATTATTAACTTTATTAAACAAAAAGTAGAAGGTGTCTTTACAGAAACAGATGTATACAATTTTTACTTTACAAAATACGACAGCATTTTATTTACAAGCGATAATATTGTATGGAATGCGTCTACAAACGGTATTAATCAAGGTACTGGTTATTTTAAAAACAAAGTTGATTTATCGCTACTTAAAGTAGGCACGTATTCTACTAATAACTTAAAGTACATTACAGCAGGAGCAAATGTTAAATTTGTTGCACCAGAAGGCAAGCACTTCATGCCTGACGGAACACTTATGAATGGCGCTGCTGATCATGCTGGTGCAACGGATTTTATCTGGACAAAAGTTATTAGTGTTGCAGGTGACGGAACAAACGCAGGCACAGGAGCCAATGCAAAAGGCATTGGACCTATTGTGTTTAATGATAATGTACCTTCAGATGCAGTTGCTTCAAGAATTGTTCCTAAGTTTGTAACAGATCTTTCAGATGCACTTGAATCGTCAATGGTTAATCAAGCCTTTGCAAATTTAAACTTTGGGTTGAGATACGATGATACAGATTCTAGTTGGAAAATTATTCAAAATCAAAACTTAGACTTAACTTCACCATTTAGTTTAGGTAAATCAGGTGACGTAACAAATAATAACCTAGATAGTTCTTGGATTATGGCATTTGTAAAAGACAACGATCAATATATTGTACGAACACGTACACTTAACTATGTGTTTGGTAGTAAAAAGCAAAATAGATTTTACTTTGATAAAAATGAAAAAGCATATAACAGTTTAACAGGTAAGGTTGAAAAAGATGTTGTAAATGTTTTAGGTATTAATTCTAAAAATGTTGGCACAGGATCTTTAGTACGAGATTATCCATTTGAAGTTGCAGATGTAATCAAGTTTGACGACGGTTATGAAAGTACAAAAGAAATTAGATTAGGATTTAGAGATTCTGATCAAGACGGTGTTATTGACAATCCAGAGTCATTTGTTAATGTTGTCGGTGAAGATCTTGATTTAAAATTTCTTTTCTTTAAATCAGAGAAAGATAATTATGGTACGACAGTATTCAACTTAGTTGACCCAGCAGTAACTCCTATCTTAGTAATTGAAAAAGAATCATTGGTTAATGTTAACAATTATACAGATGGGCAGTTAATATACTTTTATGATAGTGCAGAAAACAGAGTTAAACGTGTTGACAGTACAACTAATACACTTATATTAGATCCTACATACAGAGCAAATATTGGTAGAGACAATATTAAGTTTCAATACACACATTCAGCCAGCGAAGATAGAAGAATTGATCCTAGTGTAACAAACATTATTGACCTTTACCTTCTAACTAGATCTTATGATACAGAATTTAGAAATTTTCTAGCAGGTGCTCGTACAACAGAGCCGACTGCACCGACAAATGACGAACTTAGGGTAACGTTTGGTACAGGACTAAACGCTATTAAGTCGATCAGTGATGAAGTTGTTTACCATCCTGTGAAGTACAAAGTGTTGTTTGGCAGTACTGCTGATACTAAGGTACAAGCTCAGTTTAAAGTAGTTAAAAATCCTACAAGAAATCTTAACAATAATGATTTAAAAGTAAGAATCGTAACAGCAATGAATCAGTTCTTTGATGTTAATAACTGGGACTTTGGAGATAGATTCTATCTAAGCGAACTTTCAACTTACATACTAAATGTAGTTTCGCCTGATATATCAAATTTTGTTATATTGCCAAGACAGCCATCACAGGCATTTGGTAGCCTGTTTGAAATACAAAGTAAACCAGACGAAATTTTTGTTAGTGGTGCCACTGTTGATGATATTGAAATTGTAGCAAGTATTACTGCTGCCGAAATTAGTTCCAGCACAACAACTACAACAGTTGGCTCAACGGCAAATACCACATCTAGTTCATCCAGTTCTAGTTCATCCAGTTCTAGTTCATCCAGCTCTAGTTCATCAAGTTCTTCTAGCAGCGGAGGTTCTAGTTACTAATGGCAGATAACAAAAAGTTTCCTAACAGTGAAATACCTATTAGAAAAAGTAAAGACTTACTTCCTAATGTCTTTCAAACGCCAGCCAATGATAAATTTTTATCAGGTGTACTTGATCCACTAGTTCAACCAGGTGTTGTTGATAAAACTGTAGGTTACATCGGTAAGCGTTACGGAAAAACATTTACTGGTAAAGATGTTTATCTTGATACAGATCAAACTCTAAGAAGTCGCTATCAACTTGAGCCAGCGGTTACGGTTGAAGAAAACCAAGAAATTTTAAAGTTTAAAGATTATATTGATCTTAAAAGCATGATCGAATTTTTCGGTAATGCTAATGAGAGAGATGATAAAACTACAGAGCAGGAACACTACAGCTGGAACCCACCTATTATATGGGACAAGTTTGTTAACTATAGAGAATACTATTGGATTCCTGGAGGTCCACCATCTATAGATGTATACGGACAAGCAGCAAATATTCAAAGTACATATAAAGTAGGAACAGGAATAAACAGTTGGATAGTTACACCAGATAGCGTAACTAACAATCCCGACATTACTTTGTATAGAGGGCAAGAGTACAAATTTGAAATTAATTCTCCCGCAGAAGGTTTCTATATTAGAAATAATTACGACACAGGTTCATTAGAATTTAATGCTAACAAAGCATATTTTCCAGGAGAACTAGCAGTATTCGATAAACAACTTTGGAAGTGTGTTAATGAAACTAGTCCGTTAGACGGAAGCAGTATTACAATTGATTCACAAGATTGGAAACTAGTTTCAAATGATGCAGGCTTTGCATCACTACTATACAATGATGGAGTAGAAGGTAACGGCGCAAAAGTAGGAACAGTTACATTTAAAGTTCCACAAAACTCACCAGATATTTTATATTATCAAAGTGATGTTACTCCTAATAGACTAGGAAGATTTATTATTGCGGATATTGACACAAATACTTTTATTGATGTTGATAAAGAAATTGTAGGTAAAGTAAATTACACAACAGCAGATGGACTTGAATTTACAAACGGTTTAGTTGTAGAGTTTAGAGGACAAGTACAGCCGTCTAAGTATGCAGAAGGACAGTGGTTAATTGAAGGTGTAGGAAGTGAAATTAAATTAATTAGATTTGCTGACTTAGTACCACCGCCATTAGACACAGACTCTCCTGATATACTATTTGACAATCAAGGATTTGATACACAGCCTTTTGACGATGCGTCACAGTATCCTGGTAATAAAGATTATATTACAATTTCTAGAAACAGCCAAGACTCAAACCCGTGGTCCAGATATAATAGATGGTTCCACAGAACTGTTTTAGAGTCAGCATACAAACTTAGAAATCAAGACTTTGATTCGTTGGAGTCAGCTAGAGCTAAAAGACCTATTATTGAATTCCTTCCTGATATACAATTATATAATCACGGTGGCGTTGCAAAACAAACAGTTGACTATGTAGATACATTTACAGATGATGTCTTTTCTAAAATTGAAGGTTCGCAAGGTTATAACATTGATGGCGAATTTTTGTTTGAAGGTGCAAGAGTTTTAGTTATTGCAGATACAGATAGTCTAGCAAACAATAGAATTTATGAAGTAAAGTTTGTAAAACACAACAATACAACACAAATTAACTTAAAAGAAACTACTGATACATTGTCAGCATTTAACGAAGGCGTATTAGTAAGACGAGGTACAGTTAACTCTGGTAAGATGTATCATTATGACGGGTCGACTTGGAAACGTAGTCAAGAAAAAATTAGTGCTAACCAAGCACCTAAATTTGAATTGTATGATTCTACAGGAGTTGCATTTTCAAACGAAACTACATATCCTGTATCAAGTTTTGTAGGTAGTAACCTTTTAGGTTATAAGATTGGTAGTGGTGTTGTAGACACAGAATTAGGATTTGCATTAACATATGCAAACATTAATAACGTAGGTGATATTGTATTTGATTGGAGTTTTGAAACAGAAAAATTTGTTTACACATTATTGCAAAAACAATATACCAAGAACACCAACACAGGATTCTATAAAATTAATGGAGTATATGCTAACGGTTGGATAGCAACTGATAAAACTTACATACAGCCAATTATTGATCAGTATACATTTAATACAGCAGATTCAATAGGAATATTTAATACTGTTGATTGGGAAACACTTCCAAGCGATGCACTAATTAATTTTTATCTAAATGGCGAGTATATTACTAATACATATACTAGAAGTGCAAATCAATTTACGTTTGATAGAACATTTAGTATAAATGATGTGCTATCTGTAAAAGTAGTTGCAGCAGTTAAGCCTGATCAAGGTTACTATCAAATACCAGCAGGGCTAGAAAAAAATCCTCTCAACGAACAGTTAAAAACATTTACACTAGGACAAGCAACTGACCATTTAAAATCATCTCTTGAATTTGATAGGAGAGTTGTAGGATCTGTTCCAGGAGTTTCAAACCTAAGAGACGTAGACGGTTATCAGAAGAACTCAACAAGATTTATGAAGCACTCAGGCTTCGCAGCAGTTTCTACGTTACTGGTCAATGATAAAGATGTTAACATTGTAAAGTCTGTTAGATATGCTAAAAAAGCATATACAATTTTTAAACAAAATATTATTAAGAAAGCAACCGAAGTTGACTTTAACGAGAATACTTCAGACTTTTTAGATAATATTATAGAAAATATTACAAAAACTAAAACTATCGAAAGTCCTTTTGCAGACACAGATATGATAGGTGCTGGAGCATTTACTAAAACTGAATATGTAGTTGATGATCCTGGTATTAAGAATTTTACACTTAATGAAAATTTTGATTTAGAAACATTAAGTAGGAAAGCAGCATATGTTTACCTTAACGATGTACAACTTATTGTTGGAAAAGATTACGAAGTTAATGGTGCGTTAGGCTTTATTACAATAACAGGAACTCTTGTACCAGGTGATAGAATTGAAATAAGAGAATATGTATCAACAGCATTTAGCCATGTGCCACCAACTCCTAGTTCTTTAGGACTTTATCCTAAGTATGAGCCTATAAAATATTTAGATGATACTTATAGAGTACCTAAAAATATAATCCAAGGACATGATGGAAGTAAAACTACAGCATACGATGATTATAGAGATGACTTACTTTTAGAATTTGAAAAACGTATTTTTAATAATATTAAACAAGAATATGATCCTGAAATCTTTGATGTACAAAAAGCGTTAGGTGGATATTATGGTAATAGTACATTTACAAAAGAAGAACTAGATAATGTAATTAATCAAGAGTTTTTATCTTGGGTACAAAATACTAACCTAGGTTATACAACAAATGATTATTTTGTAGATACAGAACCATTTACATATACATATTCTAACATGACTGATCCTACAGGCAAAGAAAACTTGCCTGGATATTGGAGAGGTGTTTACAAACACTTCTACGACACTGATAGACCTCATACACACCCTTGGGAAATGTTAGGCTTTAGTATTAAACCTAGTTGGTGGGATACAGAATATGGTGTTGCACCTTACACAAACGGTAACTTAGTATTATGGGAAGATATTGCCCAAGGTAAAATTGCTCAAGGTACACGAGCAGGAATATATCCAAGATATGCTAGAACAACTATTTTAAATCATATTCCTTGTGATTGTGATGGTAAACTTGTTGATCCGTTAACATCAGGTCTTGCAGGAAACTTCCAGCTTGTTAATAACAGAGGACCATTTAAATTAGGCGATGACAGTCCAGTTGAAAACGCATGGAAAACAAGTTCAGAATATGCTTTTGCAGTAACAACAGCATTAGCATTGTTAAAGCCATTTGATTATTTAATATTAAACTTTGATAGATCTGTAACTAAAAGAAACATTATAAATCAGTTAGTAAATGTAACATCAGATACATTCTTAACACCAACAGATTTAAAATTTCCTGTAGCAGGAAAAACACAAGTTGCAGGACTTGCAATGTACATTGCTTCTTATATTAAGTCTAAAGGTGCTTCTGTTGCTGAAGCACAAAAGAACATTGATTGTATTAATGTTAGACTAAGTTCAAGAGTAAGCGGGTTTGTTGATAAACAACAGCAGAAGTATTTGCTTGATAGTAAAAATCCTAGTTCAGCAAGTGCAAGTGTGTTTATTCCACCAGAAAACTATGACATTATCTTTAACGTAAGTTCGCCAATAAGCTCAGTAACATACAGTGGCGTTATCTTTGAGAAAACTACACAAGGTTGGGTAGTTAATGGGTACGATGACATTAATCCTTACTTTAATACATTTGAAACATTCCCACAACAAAAAGATCCTGTTATATCTGTTGCAGGAACTTCAGAACCATTTGCAACATGGGAAAAAGAAAAAAGATTTAATAACGGCGGTATTGTTGAATACAGAGGATCATTTTATAGAGCAACACAAACATTTACCTCTGGAGAAACGTTTGATAAAAGTAACTTAGTACAGCTACCTGACTTACCAGTTGCAAATGCTGTTACTGCTCAACAGCGTAGAAATTTTAATACTTTCAAAGTTAAGAAAGTAAGTTACGGAACAGAATACAATACTATACAAGACGTTGTTGACTTCTTGTTAGGATATCAAGCACACTTAAAAAGTTTAGGTTTTAACTTTGCAAATTACGATGGAACTAATCAAGTAGTACAAGACTTTGTAACAGCATCAAAAGAATTTATGTATTGGACAGTCCACAACTGGGCAGTAGGTTCTGTGCTATCAGTTAGTCCAGGTGCAACGAATATGGACGTTAAACTAGCAGTTGGGGTTGCTGATAATTTACTAGATAGTTTTTATGACTACAGTGTTTTAAAAGCAGACGGTTCAGCAATAGATCCTAAGTTTATAAACGTTTCGAGAGACTTTCAAAACATATCGATTAGTACAACAAATACAACTGAAGGTATCTACTTACTAAAACTAAATTATGTTTTAAAAGAACACGTTGTTGTGTTTGACGATAAAACAGTTTTCAATGATACTATCTTTGATAAAGCAACAGGTTATAGACAAGAAAGAATTAAAGCTCAAGGATTTAGAACAACAGATTGGGACGGTGATTATACTAGCCCAGGTTTCTTATTTGATAATGTATCATTTGCAACCTGGACACCTTACTACGATTATAAGTTAGGCGACATTGTATCTTATAGAGCATACAAATATACTGCAAGAGGTAACCATACTAGTGGTGAAGAGTTTAATGATGCTAATTGGACACAACTAGATTCAGAACCTGAAAAGCAACTTATTCCTAACTTTGATTACAGAATTAATCAAATTGAAGATTACTTTGATGTAGCATCTGAAGGCTTAGGAAAAAGCCAAAGAGATCTTGCAAGACATACTGTAGGATATCAAAGCAGAACATATTTAGAAAACTTATCCGAAGATCCAACAACACAATTTAAATTGTATCAAGGATTCATTAGAGAGAAAGGTACACCTAATGCAATTACCAAATTATTTACAAAACTAGGTGATAATACTTCTACTGCTGCTGTTGACTTAAATGAGGAATGGGGTTTCAGACTAGGACAGATAGGCGGCGTTGATCAATCAGAAAGACTTGAAATTAGACTAGACACTGACAAATTTAAATTAAATCCTCAACCTGTATTAGTTGAAGCATCAGCACAAGATAAAGTTGATAGATACTATAGAGTTGATTCTACTAACTTTGAATTTGGTCCTACGCCATTTACAACAGCAATTAATCCTGTTAGTTATGATTCTAAGCCTATGTTAACACCAGGGTATGTAGCAGTAGGCCAAACAGACTTTACAGTTACAAACAGAGATGAAATATTAAATCTTGCAATTGCATCAGTACAAGACAATAATCATATATGGGTTACATTCGATGGACCTTCATGGACTGTTCTTAGAGCAAATACAGTATACGATTTAAAAATTACAAACTTAGAAAGTAATGATGATAACGAAGTAATTTTTACTTTTGAAAAAACACACTTGCTGAAAGTTGATGATATATTTGGTATCAAAACAATAGCAGGCTTAAATCAGTTTTGGAAAGTAAAAGCAGCAACAACTAATACAGTTACAGTACAGCATACAGAAAAGTATGATGCAGATCAAGGATTTGAGCCTAGCACAGGTGCTTATCCTATGTTACTAACAGAATCACGTTTTACTACTTACGATGATATTGATGCAGAAAAGTTAGCACTATTAAGTGACGGGGCGAAACTATTTGTAGATTCAAATGTCAATTCACGTTGGGAAGTTGTTGAAAAGAAAAAACAGTTTACAGGTAAGAAAATTATTGACTTTGGTATCATCGATCCAACAAGTGTTGGTACAAAAACAGTTTACAGTGATACACTTAAACAAGTTATAGTTGGTATACCTGATGTAGCAAGGGTAGGAGTTTATATTCAAGGTGCAACTGGTCTATCGTCTAAGCAATTGCTTGAACCACCAACATGGTTAACAACAGATGTTACAGGATCGTTTGGTCTTGAACTAGCACTAAGCCCAGATAGCAATTGGTTAATGGTTGGCGCACACACAGCAAGTGGTATTCCTAGTAGATACAAAGGGCTGTTTGATGTAAACGCAAACTACATAGTCAACGATATTGTTTTATTCTCAGGAAGACTTTACAAAGCACAAGATAATATTAATGGTGATGGTAGTACTATTGATGTATACAGCAACGAATGGGTTGAAGTACAAAAAATTGAAGCTGAACAAGATGGTTCAAATACAGGCGGTTTTGAAACAGGGGTAATATTCATTTACCAATACCAGTCTCAACAGTGGAACTTACATGACATACAAGTAAGTCCTAGAACTTATGACAACGAAAGATTTGGTCAGAAGATTGCAGTTAGTCAAGCAAGTAGTACAGGACCTTATTACATGTCAGTATCAGCACCTGGCTCACAAGATGCAAAAGGTCGTGTGTATCTTTACACATATGATACAACAGATGGCTGGCACTTAGACTACAATAAAAATTACAAAGGCATTTATGCTGCTGATGATTCTACTTTTTATCCTAAGGATTCAATTGTATTTTCAAATGGTGATATGTGGAAAGCATTAGTTGACAATGTTGCAGACGGAAGTTCATTAACAACTGGATCAAATGATTGGGTACTACTAGACGAAGTAACAACAGGTGCTTCGCTTCCAATGTCAATTGCGACTAACGATGATGGCTCAACACTTGATGCTGGACTACTTGATGATCAACAACTTACTGAATTAATTAAAGTAGATGATCGCTTTGGTACTTCTTTAGCAATGAACTATGACGGGACAGTACTAGCAGTAGGCGCACCTAACAGTGATGGACAATATTTTACAAACTATAAAGGCCACTGGAGACCTAACTACGAATATGCACAAGGAGATACAGTTAAGTATCAGGGCGGGTATCATCAGTTACAAAATCTAGGACCAAGTGCAGTAGGTGCAGATAGTACAATCAGAAGTTACAACGAAGCACCAGATGCTGGCGAACCTTGGGTTAACGTGGGTGACAGTACAAGTGTTGCTTCAGGTAAAGTTTACATTTACAAAAAGAACACTGCTGGAGTTTATAGATTACTACAACAAATAAACGCAGATGCTTTACCATACCTAAGTGATCTTGATCCAAGCGAAGTAATTAGTTCAGGTGATAAGTTTGGTTATGCAATTGGCTTAGACTATTCAGGTAATACATTAGTTGTAACTAGTCCATTAGCAGACAAGAACTTCCAGAATCAAGGTAGTGCTTATGTATTCAAGTTTGATACTGACTCAACAGAATTTGCTTATAGACTAAAACAAAAATTAACAAGTTATTCAGATTATCCAAATGAAATGTTTGGCCAAGATATTTCAATATCAAGCGGCACAGAAATAATTGCAATTGGTGCAACTAACTCTCCGTATGTATTGCAAACTAGATTTGATGCTTCACAAACATCATACGATAGTAATAGAACTACGTTTAGAGACTTTGATGGGTTTGCTGGGGCAGTATATGTATTTGAGAAAAAGGGTACAAATGAGAAGTTCTTCTTATCAGAGAAAATTGACGAAGCACTTTCTTTAAATGAATCATTTGGATTTAGTTTATATGCTACAAGAAATGCTATAGTAGTTGGATCACCCAACTTTATATCACCTGCACCGCACGGAGTTGACATTGCATTCGATGGACCTAAAACAGGTACAGTTAGATTATTTGAAAAAACTGAAGGACAAAATTCACTAAACATTATTGGCTCACAACCACAGACAGTTGACATTGATAAGTTTAAACGTATTTCATTATACGATACAGAAGATGATACAAAAATTCTTGATTTAGAAATCTTTGATCCAGCTAAAATGAAACTGTTAGCAGAAGCAGAAAGAGAGCTTTCATACAAAGTGCCTTATGATCCTGCAATTTATACAACAGGAACAGCAGAAGGCGCAGTTGTTGACGATTCAATTTGTTGGAAGACTAAAAACGTAGGTAAATTATGGTGGGATATTTCAACTGCTAAATGGTTTGACTATGAGCAAGGTGAAGTATCATACAGAGTAGGTGCTTGGGGAGCATTGGCTCCTGGCGCATCAATTGATATTTATGAATGGGTACAGTCTAAATTACTACCGTCAGAGTGGGCATTGGTTGCAGATACTAACGAGGGGTTACCACTAGGCATATCAGGACAACCTTTGTATGCAGACGATAGTGCTTATAGTGTGAAAGCAGAATTTAATCCTAATACAGGAGAACAAACAGAAATTTATTATTACTATTGGGTAAAAAATAAAGTTACTGTACCAGAAGGCATGCCAGATAGAAGTATATCAGCAGCAGATGTGTTCAACTTAATTAGTGACCCGTCAGCGTTAGGACAAACTTACGCAGCATTTATTGATAAAGATAAGTTCTTGTTGTTTAATTATAAAGCAACGGTAGCAGACGATTCAGCAGTTCTTAATATTGAATACTATACACAACAAGAAAATCAAAATCAAGTACATAACGAGTATCAACTTCTTACTGAAGGAGTTGCAGATAGTCTACCAACAACTTCATTAGAAAACAAATGGATTGATAGTTTAATTGGTTATGATGTACAAGGTAATAGAATACCTGATCCTAAATTGCCAGAAAAACAACGATATGGTGTTAGTTATAGACCAAGACAAAGTATGTTTGTTGATAGAAAGACTTTATTAAAAACTTTAATTACAAACATTAATGCAATTATGCACAAAGAATCATTTGCTGATTCTTTAGATCTTACAACATTAAACTCTGTTGATATAAAGCCAAGTTCTTTATTAAACTTATATGATACAACAGTTGATACTTACACTGAGTTACTTGAAGTTGGTACATCTAGAACCAAGCAGTGTTCATTACGTGCAAATATAGTTGACAATGAAGTTAACTCTATTGATATATTAAGTCCAGGTTTTGGATATAAAATACCTCCTACTATTGAATTCGAAGGTGACGGAACAGGTGCAGAAGCAGTTACTACAATTGATAACCAAGGCAGAGTTAACAGTGTAACAATTACTAATAAAGGTAAACTATATACTTACATTGCTACTAAGCCAAGACAGTTTAGTGTACTTGTTGAAAGCGATTCAACAGCTAATGACTTCTGGAGCATTTATGCTTGGGACGATGTAAGAAAGTCCTGGTACAGAAGTAGATCACAAGCGTACAACACACCAAGATACTGGTCATATGCCGACTGGTGGGACAATGACTTTGGTCCTACTTCAAGGATCATTCAAGAAATTATTAGTGTGTACCAAGAACCAACTATAGATGTTGAAATTGGTGACTTGATTAGAATCAAAGAATACGGTGCAGGCGGTTGGGCAGTGTTTAAGAAAATTACTGATCTCGATGGCGCTGCTATGAACAATTACGAATTAATTGGTAGAGAGTTAGGAACTATACAATTTTCAACATCGTTGTATGATACAACACTAAGTGGTGTTGGATTTGATAATGTAGATTCATATGACATTGATTTTTACGATAAAGAAGTTTCAAACGAACTTAGATTTATTTTAAAAGCATTGAAAGAAGATATCTTGATTGGTAATTATGCAGTTGAGTGGAATAACTTATTCTTTACATCTATTAGATATGTTTTCAAAGAACAAACATACGTTGACTGGGCATTTAAAACTAGTTTCTTAAATGCAACACACAACGTTGGCACATTAAAACAGAAAACTAATTACAAAAACGACAGTCTTGAGAGTTACTTAGATTATATTAACGAAGTCAAACCTTATAGTACAACTGTAAGGGAGTACATTAGTAAGTATGATAACTTAGATATTGCAGATTCTGCAATAGCAGACTTTGATTTACCTCCTTACTACTCAGAAGAGAAGGGTAAAATTATTCCTGTCGAAAGCAATGACGATATACTAGCAACATATCCTTACAAATTTTGGAATGACAATAAAGGATACCAAATTGTAGAAATTAGTATTGCAAGTAAAGGTGCAGATTATACAGAAGCACCTAAAGTATTAATTACAGGCGGCAATGGGTCTGGAGCAAAAGCAAAAGCATATGTTTCAAACGGTAAAGTTACAGGAATTGCACTAACTGAACATGGCACAGGTTACACATCAACTCCAACGGTTTCGCTTGTAGGCGGTAATGGAACATCACCGTCAGTTGCAAGAGCAGTTGCAGTGCTAGGTAACGGTAAAACACGTTCTATGAGCGTTAATATGAAGTTTGATAGGCTTTCTAAAACAGGTATCTACAATAACTTTACACAAACTGAGTCATTTACTGCTAACGGATCAACTGCGGTGTTTAATTTAACATATCCACCAACTAGAGATAAAGCAAAAATATCAATTATTAATAATGGTCAAGTAGTTCTTAATAACGAATACACTATATCACTGTTTACTTTAGAAACAGATGTGTACAAACAGTTAAGAGGTAAAATTACATTTGTAATTCCGCCTGCCAAAGACGATAATATTACAATTACGTATGAAAAGAATGATGAAATATTAGATAGTGTAAGCAGAATTACAAAATACTACAATCCTTCATCAGGTATGATAGGTAAAGAGCTTGATCAATTAATGACAGGTATTGACTTTGGTGGTGTTCAAGTACAAGGTACTACATTTGATGTTACAGGTGGCTGGGACGCACTTCCTTGGTTTACAGACAGTTGGGATAGTGTCGAAGCAGCAGCAGATTACTACTATGTTGCAGATGGAAGTACAATTGGTGTAACACTTCCTTATGTTCCTACAAACGGACAAGTTATTAACATTTACTTAAAACGTGCAGGTATTGTTGTACCTGACGATATTTCTAATTTACAAACTGAAGAAGGCGTTGATGCTCCACCAACACTTAGAATTGACGATCCTAATTATACAGATGCTTGGGATAGTTCAATAGCAACTAATCCTCATGCACAGATGCCAACATTTATAGGTGACGGCAGCACAAAAGTTGTAGAAGTAGGCGAATATGTTTCAACAAGTCCAGGAGATATCTTAATTTTCCGTCCTGCAGAAAGCGATGGCGCTGTAACTATTAATGATAATAACTTATTAGATACAAAATTATCAGGTGGTACTTTATCAGCAATGGATGGTGCTTATGCAACAGCAACAGGAACAAATGCAGAAGACATTTCAATAGACGGTGGTGAATATAATAGCCCAGATCAAGTACCTGCAACAGAAGAAAACGTACCTGGACAGGTTTTAGACAGTTTAAGTATTAAAGTATTCCATTCAAATCAAGATTCAACAGGTGCTCCAATTAAGTCTAATGTTAGAATAGGTGACGGATCAACATTAACATATCCTATAGGACAAAAAATTATTGAGAATAAGTCAGTAATAGTATATGTTGACGGATTAAAAGTTGAACCAGCAACATACACAGTTAGTGTTACTAATAGTACTATTGAATTTGCAAGTGTTCCAGTAGAAAATTCTAAAATCGAAATAGTTTCAATAGGATTAGGCGGCGTGTCAATACTTGATTATCAAGAATTTATTGCAGACGGTGATACTACATTATTCTTAACTAATGCAAATTACGCTGACACTTCAAATATATTTGTATCAGTTAACGGTGTACAATCTGATACAGGATTTATTGACAGTACAGACTTATTGCCCGACACACCAAACAGAACACTTGTACAGTTTGGTATAAAGCCTGATAGACTAGCAGTAATTAGAATAGTTGCATTTAGTGCAGCAACAGATGTTGATAGTTCATTACAATCTCTAATTAGAGTTAACCAACAAGAGTTTACATATGACGGTAGCACTAAAAGCTATGACTTAGATACATTTGTACAGTTAAGTAGAGATAGTGCATTAGCATCAACTATTGTTGAAGTAAACAACAAAAAATTAAAAAGTGTTGACACAGTTTACAGTGTTTACGATGGTGTAACTAAAAAGTATGTACTAGGTGTTGACCCTATTGCATCAGCAGGTTCTATTGTTCCAAACAATATTAAAGTTTATATTAATAACGAGCTAAAAACATTTATTACAGACTATGTTTACAACGGTACAACAAAAGAGCTTGAGGTTACTGCGGAAAATTTGACGGTCGGTGATGTTATCAAGATTGAAAACAACTTAGGAGCAGAATACTCTGTGATTGGTAATAATATTGTTATCAACGATTCAACAGCACTAACATTAGGTGACACAATTGATGTTACTTGGTTTAGTGAATATCCGTCAATGGATATTGTTAGCGATCAATACACAGGCGGCAAAGCATTTTATCCTATAGCGTTTAAACCATTGGGTGTAAGTTACACTTGGGTTTATAGAAACAAAGAAAAACTAATACAAGACGTTGATTATAGACTAGATGTTAACAAAGGTGTTGTATATATTGAAGGGGCTAATACAGAAACAGATGTTTTTGAAATTATAGCGTTTGGTTCTAATATATTTGCCCTACCAAGTGCTTATCAAGTTAGCAAAGACATGCTAAACATTAATAGATACACTAGATATGCTATCACTGATAGTCTAGTACTAGCAAAAGAATTAACTTACTATGACGAAACTATTACACTTAAAGATGCTTCTTCACTGTTTGAACCTGTTGCAAGTAACAATGTACCAGGCATTATTGAAATCAACGGTGAAAAGATTGAATACATGATCAAGAGCGGTAATGTACTAAGCAATTTGAGAAGAGGTACACAAGGTACAGCAATCAAGACTTTAAGTCCAGTAGGAGAATATGTGGTTGATATGAGTACGGATCAAACTATTCCGTACAAAGATACACAATCAAGAACAGATTTTGTTAGTGATGGAAGTAGTCAGTTAATTGGACCACTACCTTTTGTTCCTAAGCTAAGTACTGTTAGTGATTGGTATCAAGGTACTATTCCAGCAATTTATGGAAGATGTGACTCGATTGAAGTATTTGTTGGCGGTAAGCGATTACGCAAAACATATATAGATCAGTATAATGAAACTATAGGTTCAACTAGCCCGGCGGGCGATGAGAAGGTTGAAGCTGAATTTAGTGTTGACGGATCGTCAGCATATATTAGACTAACAAATGTGCCTGCTGCAGGTACACGAATTAGTATTATAAAACAACAAGGACAAGTATGGTACGATAGAGGCCAAAATACTGCTACATCAGGCGTTACACTGCTTAAAAACAGTACTCCAATTAGTAAGTTCATTGCTGCCAATACATCGAAGTTACCTGAATAAATACACTATGAAACTGGAAGATAAAAATATGTCAAACAAAGAAAACAAAACGCCAAAAGCACCTGGATTGAATGAAACCGGCGGGTTCCATTTTGAAGGGCATATTAAGATTTTTGATCCTGAAACTGGAGAAGTTTTTCAGGATAAACGCAATGCAATACACTATGAAAACATGAGTGTTGCAATAGTTAACAGTCTTTCAAATCAAGGGGAAGGTACAGTTTACCAAATGGCGTTTGGTAGCGGTGGTACTACAGTTGACCCTACAGGATTAATTACATACTTAACACCTAACACAGTTGGTTCAAACTCCAGTTTATACAATCAAACATACGTTAAAGTTATTGATCAAAACTCTATTGCGAACGCTGATCCAGTGCGTAACAAAATGGAAGTTAGACACGTTAGTGGTGCAACATACAGTGACATTGTAATTACATGTACACTTGATTATGGTGAGCCAGATGATCAACAAGCATTTGATAATAGTGTTGACATGGACAGTAACTTTGTTTTCGACGAGCTTGGACTTAAATGGTATAATTCTACAGGTACAGGCAAACTTTTAACACACGTGGTTTTCCACCCTGTACAAAAGTCTTTGAACAGACTCTTACAAGTTGATTATACAATTAGAGTACAGAGTTTAACAGGCTTTACGGAGGTTTAATAAATGCCATATATTGTAAATTTTACAGATAGCGAAAACAAAACTCCGATCACGGTGTTTGATAATACATCAAGCCAAGATACAAGTTTAACATTTCCAGGACGTAATGTTACTGGATACGGACAAATTATTGCTGAAAACTTTTTATCTGTATTAGAAAATTTTGCAAGTGCAAATGCACCTGTAAATCCAGTTGAAGGACAACTTTGGTATGACACACAAAACGGTGTGCTACAGTTGTTTGATAACACAGCATGGAAAGCAGCATCAAACATTCAAAAGAGTGTTACAGAGCCTAGTGTTGAAAATTCTAAAGTTGGTGAACTTTGGGTTGATACTACAAACCAACAGTTAAGAATTTATACAGGTACAAGATGGTTACTAGTTGGACCAGCAGAAAGTTCAATTGACGGATTACGTTATGGACCAGCAGTAGAAAATATTGCTGACTCAGACAACCAAACAAAAAGTATTTTAATTTTATATATTGCAGACCAACCGGTTGCAATTGTTTCTAAAGATTCATTTACACCTAAAGTTAATATCAAAGGCTTTGCAACAATCAAAGCAGGACTTAATGTTGCAACTCCAGCAAACGATACTGAAAAAACAGAATTTGCTTCTATATTTTTAGGAGGCGAACTACCTAAACTTATTGGTACTGCTAAAAATGCAGACGCACTTAACGTTGGCGGAGTTGAAGTATCAGCAGGTAAGTTTTTAAGAAGTGATATTCTTAACACAACTGATCAAGGTATTAATGTAAGAAACAACGCAGGTTTAACAATTGGTGTTGACGGGAACTTCCAAGTAACAACATCATCTACCGCTGCAAAACTTTACAATTCATCAGCAGGTAGTTCAGTAGATTTACAAGTTAACAGAAATGGTATTCCAACTACAGTACTTAGAGTGCTTGATAATAAAGTTGGTATTAACATTGCAGCACCAGACGAAGCACTTGATGTTGACGGTAACATTGGTTTAACTGGCGCACTAAAGATTTCTAGCACAGCCGAAACAACTAACTTATCAACAGGTAGCATTGTTACAACAGGTGGCGCAGCAATTACTAAAAATTTATTAATTGGTGGCTCAGCAAATATTACAGGAACTATTACATCATCAACTGCAAAACCTCAACTTAATGATACATATGATTTAGGTGAGGCAACAACACGTTGGAAAACAGTTTATGCTAAATCAATTCAAGCAGATGAAATTGTTGGTACAATTAACGGTAACATTACAGGTAATGCAAACACTGCAACTAACTTAAAAACTGTTACAAGTTTTGCACTAACAGGCGATGTTGTTTCACCAGCAATACAGTTTGACGGGCAGGTAGGTAGTGCAACTAAGACATTTGCTACTACATTGACTGCTAACATTGTTAAAAGTAGAGATGAACCTGCACCAAACCAATCAGACAAAAATGATTTTGTACTAGTATATAGAGCTTCAGCTGAATCAGGAGGAGCAACAGGACTTCTTAAACAAACACGTGATACGTTTGTAGGAGACTTAGGTATACCATTAGCTGGTATTATTCCTTATGCAGGATCACAACCACCAACAGGATTTTTATTTTGTGATGGTGGAGAAGTTGAAATATCTAAGTTTAGAGAATTGTTTGATACTATAGGAACAACTTATAATGGTACAGCACCACTTAATGGTGTAGGTACGTTTAGATTACCAGATTTACGTGGTAGATTTGCATTAGGCAGACACAACATGGACAACAACATCAACGTGCCAAACTCAGTTGGTGGATTTGTTGATAACGGCGGCGGTGAACCAAGCCCAGCAAGAGTTGAAGGTACAGAAGCTCAAACACTTGCAGGAGCAGCAGGCGCAAGTGCGGTAGCGTTAACATTAGGTAACCTACCAGATCACGAACACGATATGACAGCAAATGGAATTCAATATTCTGCTGTTAGAGTTGATAGTGCTATTAACAGTCCAGGTACAACAGGTTTAGGACCTACAGCACCAGGACAAGCACAGTACTTACAACAATCAGGCGGTATTAAGAAACCAAGTACAGACTTTACGTTAGGGTCATTAGTTGGTATTATGAATCCGTTCTTGACAATTAACTATATTATACGTTCGGGACCACCAGCGTTTACAACAACGTAGGATGAGATATTAAATGGCATATCAAATTAATAAAACAGATGGTACAATAGTTTCAACAGTAGCCGATGGTCAAATTGATAATATCTCTACTGACATTACACTAATTGGTAAAAACTATAGCGGATTTGGTGAAGTACTTAATGAAAACTTTATTAAAATACTAGAAAATTTTGCTAACGTGACTGCGCCTACGGCGCCTATCAAAGGACAGATTTGGTTTGATAGCACAGAATCAAAACTTAAAGTTTACAGTGGAACAGCATTTGTTCCTGTAAGTTCTGCAACAATTGCTAACTCACAACCAACAACACTTGGTGTTGGTGATCTTTGGTTTAATGATACTGCTAAACAATTATACTTCTTTGACGGAACTAGCACTATATTGTTAGGCCCTGCATATTCAGATGCACAAGGAACTAGTGGACTTATTGTAACAAGTATTCTTGATACACTAAACCAAACTCGTGTTATTACATCATTATTCAACAACGGTATCTTGTTAGGTATATTTGCTAAAGATTCATTTACACCTAAAAATGCTATTGAAGGATTTAGTGGAGACATTGGTCCAGGTTTTAACCAAGGTACGTTGTCAGGCATTAAGTTTGATGTAACTTGTACTAATTCAGAAAAATTAGCAAATGTTGATTCTACAAACTATGTTAGAAAAGATACTGCTAACTCATTAACTAACACACTTAGAATTGAAAGTGACTTAGGTCTTGTTGTTGGTTCTGCTTCGCAGGCTAACTTGTCAGTTGATAACGGTAACGTTAAGTTATCAAACGCTGCTGAAAATAAACTTTTAATTTTAGATGTTAGAAAAGGTATCTCGCAGGAAATTGCAGTTAAGATTACTCCTTCTACAAGACAAATTGATTTATATGAAGGCGCACCAGACAGTTTAGTTAAAACTGGTGGTAGCATGGAACTAGCAGGTGACCTTACTATTAGAGGTAACCTTGTTATTAATGATGGCGATCTTGCTACAATTAAACAAACAGAATTAGTTGTTGAAGACAAATACATTGTTCTTGCTCAAACAGGCGATAGTGGTTCTAACTCAGATGAAATTGCAGACGGCGGTGGACTTGTAATTAAAGGTACTACTGATAAAGCAATTTTATATAGTAAAGATGGGTTAGGTGCAACAGCAGAATATCCTGCACTTGCTTCACAAGCATTTACAAGTTCAGAACACGTTAACCTAGCAACTGGTAAAGAATTTAAAATTAACGGTGTAACAGTATTAAGCGGAACATCTTTAGGTACAGGTATTACTAGTATCCCAGGTGTTACAGCTTTTGGTGCTCAGAACGTTGTTAATGTTGGTCCTGGTTTACCTCCAGTAGCACAATTAAGAATTGAGAATCAGAAGATTTCAACTCTTGATAATAACGATGATTTACAATTAGAAGCACATGGCTCAGGTAATATTGCACTATTAGGAACACCAAAAATTACAGGACTTGCTGATCCTACAACTGCACAAGATGCCGCAACAAAAGAATATGTTGACGATATTGCACAATCAAGATCATTAGCATTTAGTATGGACTTATCAGATGGTAAACCAAACAGTTACATTGCATCAGAAATTTTATCCAAGCTGGCTCCGCCAGCTGAATATAGATCAGGTACTTTTGCAAGAATACTTGTAACATTATTAAGTAACTCAACAGTTAATCTTAACTTAGCACCTGAAATTACTATAACAACGAATACATTTAATACACCATCAGGAACAGCACCTGCTGTTACAGCAGTAAACGGTGCAATTGCATCAGTTCCAGCTGCTGGTATTACAACATCTAGAATTATTAAAGTATTCCAGTTGTTGTCAGGCACTTGGACACACGTTTCAGATGAGGTATTACCATAAGATGAAAATAGGAGCGTATAAATGGCTTATGTAATTAACAAAACTGACGGAACTCAACTTGTAGTATTACAAGATGCAGCAGTTGACTCAACCACTAGTTTATCTTTCGTTGGTAGAAATTATGTTGGCTACGGTGAAATTCAAAACGAAAACTTCTTATTCTTATTAGAAAATTTTGCAAATATTTCTGCACCAATAACTCCTATTAAAGGACAAGTTTGGTTTGATACATCATTAAGTATATTAAAAATTTACGATGGTGAAAACTGGGTAGAAACAGGCTCTGCAAATGTAGGCGCTACTCCACCAGTAACACCAGCACTTGGAACGTTTTGGTTAAAAAATGCATCGTCCGCAGCAGCACCAGCAGATCCTTCTTTACATGTTTTTGATGGAACTAACTGGATTAAGATTGGTCCTGAAACAGCAGATGGTTACTTACCGACTAGAGCATTAACAACAACACTATTAGCAACTAACGGAACAACATATCCGGTAATTGAACTTAAAGTAAATGGTATTACAATAGGTATTATTGCTTCAAATGCTTTTACAATTGATCCAACTAATGAAGTAAGCGGATTTTCAGATCTAATTACAGGTATTAATTTAAATGCAATGGCAAAAGTAATGGGATCGTTACAAGGTGTTGCAGATAAAGCAACAAGACTTGAATCGCCTATACTAGTTAATGGAGTTGCATTTGACGGGTCAGAGAACCTTACAGTTACAGCACAAACTCCTAACAGTTTAGTTGCAGGAAATTACTTAACAGGAACAGACTTTGATGGCGGAAATGCTACTACATGGTCAGTTGATGCAACACATTTAAATCAAATAGGTAAAGTTGTTGCAAGAGATACAACAGGTAACTTTGTTGCAAATCAAATTACATCAAACTTAGTTGGCGATGTTACAGGTAACATTACAGGTACAACAGGTTCGTTTACAGGAACTGTAACAGCAGAAAACTTTATTGGTGCAACATTAAGCGGAACAGCAAGTGCAGCACAAAGATTATTAACTCCTAGAAATATTAATAGTGTTGGATTTGATGGAACAGCAGACATTACAGTTACAGCAGATGCTAACACACTAACAGGTACAAACTTACACAACACTGTTACTACATCAGCACTTACAAGTGTAGGAACACTGATATCATTAGGTGTTACAGGTAACATTACAGTTGCTTCAAACTTAACTATTGACGGCACAATTAACGCTGCTGAAATAAAAGCAACTAATCAAATTAGTTTAGCAGCATCAGAAGGTGTAGATTATCAACTTGATTTATTTGGACCTACAAGATCTCCAAGTTCACAAGCAGGGTTTTTACCAAGTGCAGATATAACACTTGACCTTGGTTCGGGTGCATTAAGATATAAGAATACATACTCACAAAATTTTTACGGTGATTTAACTGGTGCAGTTGCAGGTAACGCTACAACAGCAACCACAGCAACTAACATAGCAGGTGGAGCAGGTGGAACAATACCTTATCAAACTGCTTCTGGTTCAACAGCACATATTCCATCAGGTACAGCAGGTAAGTTCTTAAAGTCAACAGGACCTAGTCAGCCAGTATGGGATACAATAGCATTTTCAAACTTAACACCAGGAAACTACTTAACTGGTTTAGTTTATGACGGCATTACAAATACAACATTTAATGTTGATGCAACTAACTTGGCTACAGCAAACAAAATTGTTGCTAGAGATGCAAGTGGTAATTTTAGTGCAAATGTTATTCAAGCAGACCTAAATGGTAACGCATCATCAGCAACTAATGCATCTACAGCAACTACAGCAGTTAATGCAACACAGGCTGCAAATGCTAATAATGCAGACAATGCATCATACAGTGTAACTAGAGCAAATTCAGATAGTTCAACTTATATTGCTACTACAGCGTTTGTACAAAATGTTGTTGCAAATGCAAACACAAGACAACTTGTTATTAGTTCACCAGCACCAAATACAAGTTCACCAGATGCACAATATATTGACTTAATTGAAGCGTACCTTCCTGCAAGTAATGCAAGTGGATTAAATTTTGAATTGATAATTAATAACATATACGCAGGTTCAAGTTCTAGTTTTAGTGCTGGTAGATGGATTTTAGCATATAGATGGGCTACTGGAAGTGTTAGCACTTCAACAAACATTTATAACAGTTCTACAGGATACAAGTTGACTTATAACTCAAACGGTAGTACTTGG